GTTGTTCTTACTATAGTAACAACCACGCCAGGAGCATTAGCAGTAGCATACGGTGGTGTAAGTACAGGGAATATAGACGGTACCGTTGGTACCCTATCTGCATTTACCTTCGTATTAATAGCTACTTCTACAGCGGGTCTTACACTAACACCTGATTCTGCATGGGCTGGAACTATTGATAACGTCAGTATAACCCAGATAACTGCCACCACTCCGGCACTAAATATTAACAATGCTTCCGCTGCTTTAGGTATAGAAATTAGATCTACTGGCGCTACATGTACAGCAATGGGTATAGACGCTCAGAAAAACAACGTATCTGGTATAGATTGCACTGCATTCGGGGTAGAGGCATTAAAATATAACGTAGTCTCAAGGGATAATACTGCAGTTGGGTATAAGGCATTATCAGCTACCAATGGGATTCAAAATACCGCTGTAGGATCGTATGCAATGTCCGCTAATATATTTGGAATTAACAACGCAGCCTTAGGTAAAGACGCATTAAAATTGAACATCACAGGATCTAACCAAACGGCTTTTGGTCATGCAGCTCTTAATAACTGTACTACTGGATACTCTAACTCAGCTAACGGAAAAGCATCCCTTTTAGGTCTAACCACCGGATACCATAACACAGCCTTCGGAAACCAAGCTGGATATACTGGAACTTCTGTATATGAAAACTGTCTCCTTGGGTCTAGTACCTGTTATTTAAATACTACAGGTAATGGCAACGTATGTATTGGATACTTCGGTATGTATAACAATACCGCCAGTTATAACACAGGGGTTGGTCATAACGTTATGACGGCTAATACATCTGGCGCTTATAACGTAGCGGTAGGCAAAGAAGCGTTAAACCTAAATACTACAGGTGGATATAATACAGCCTTGGGGTATCAATCCCTGGACGACAACGTAACTTACTCAAATTGCTCCGGCATTGGATACAACGCACAGATTACAGGGGACAATCAGGTCCAATTAGGGGACTCTGCAACAACGGTATATGTCTATGGAACAGTACAGTCTAGGTCAGATATTAGGGATAAAGCGGATATCAGAGATACTGTATTAGGTTTGGATTTTATCTGTAAGTTGAGACCTGTAGATTATAAATGGGATATTAGAGAGGAATATAAATCGCCTAAACCACAAGTTCCTGCGGGCGAACCGACAGAAGAAGAATTACAAGCTTATAAGGCAGCCGTATCGGCATGGTCTGAAGCCAACGAAATGGGCGGTCTAGTTCATGATGGATCTAAAAAAAGAACTAGATACCATCACGGATTAATAGCGCAGGAAGTACAATCTATCATAGCTGCAGATGGTGTGGATTTCGGGGGATTTCAGAACCACGCTATAAATGGCGGTGAAGACGTATTAAGTATTGGCTACAGTGAGCTTATTGCCCCTCTCATTAAAGCTATACAAGAACAACAGGCGCAAATTGAAGCCTTGCAAAATGCAATAAGATAATTGGAGTGAAAAATGCAGTTTTTTCTAAAAATCCTTTACAACATTGTAATTGGCTTGGCGTCTGAAAAACTTGTTTGCGAACTTGCGGCGGTAACTCTGGAAGTAATTAAAGAACACACAGAAACTAAAATCGATGATAAATTTCTCGATCCGATCATAAAACGGTTAAGGGAAATCTAATGGATCATATAGAATGCAGACAAGAACCCACGATTTTACGTATAGAAACTAAGATAGATTCTATCGATGAAAAGCTTGATAGGTATAATCAAAAAACGGTAGTAAACGAAACCCAAATCGGGGTTATAAAGACCGGGTTTATCGTGGTAGTGGGTCCGATTATTGTAGGATTGATCATCTATCTTATTACTAATTTAAAAGGGAGCTAAATGGATACGCAGAAAATGGACATAGAAAACTTGGATGAGCTCATTTCTATGTGTGAAGATAAAATGGTTTCGCCGTTTAAAAAGAAAGCGCCAAAAATAGAAGAAAAAGAAGTGGAAGAACCTGAAGAAATGGAAGAAACGGAAGAAAAATCTGATATATCGGACATGGATAAGGACGCGCTACTTGAAATGTACCAGAATATTAAAGGGGAATAGCGATGTTTGATTCAACCCGCTTTGTTGACCAAGTAAACATCAAGGGATCGCTTCCAGCTGGGCGGTTTATCGATCAGGAAATCTTAGACATCGCTTATGATTGTCTACTGTCTGAAATTGTGCCTATTGTTTTGCTATGCCGCGAAGATTTCTTGGCAACATACGTCGATGTTCCGATAGTAGCCAATCAAGCGGCTTATCCGATCCCATCTAAAGCGCTAAATGGCGTTTTAAGAGAGGTAAAGATCATCGCGGGAACCCAGGTCAAAAACCTGACTAAAAAAATCATCGATGATATCAAAGATCTTTCTGTGGGAAGCCCTACAAGCTTTTATATCTCAGGAAATGACGTTAACCTATACCCAGCTCCGGGATCTGCGGGTGAAACGCTGAGAATGTACTATTTCACGCGCCCAAGTAAGCTAGTTCCCACGATTGAATGCGCTCGTATTACTGGTATCACATTAAACGATCTATCGGTGACGATCCCCGCTACCTGGACAACGGCTTCAGTGTTTGATCTAGTTCGGGGCCGCGCTCATTTCGATGTTCTCGCGTCCGACATGGTGGCGAGTTCCGTAGCTGGGGGCATTATTTCAATGACAACAAACGTACCTACATCGCTTGTGGTAGGTGATTACATCACGCTCACCGATGAGACATGTTTCCCGTTTCTGCCCCCGGAAGCCCATATAGCTCTTATCCAGGCAACGGTTACCGCATGTCTTGAGTCGATGGGCGATCCCGCTGCAGCAAACGCGGCGGCAAAAACACAGATGCTTATGGAAAAAGTAACGTCGGTTATGAAGTTAAGGGTTCAAGGTGAATGCAATCTGGGTACAAGGCTACTTTAAGGGGATGCCATGGCGCAAAGTTTAATCTTAGATCAACGCGGGCTTTATACCTACGCTTCCCCGATTTCTGGGGTTCCATCTGGATCCCTGGCTGTTGCTCAAAATGTGAACATAAACAGGGAAAACATCATTGAACCCAGGCGCGGGTTTGATTTCCTAGCCTATCGCCTGCCGCTATCCACCGACAGGGTAGCAGATCTTGTGTTCTGGAATTCTCAGCTGTTCGCCCACTATGGGACGACGTTCGCCTATTACGATCCGACTCTGGTAACGGGCGGATTTAAAAGCCGGGGAACTCTCAGTAGACCAACAAGCGCCAATCATCTATCGGTAGTAAACAGCCAAAACAAAAATCTATATATAGCGGCAAGTACGGGGCTAAAGAAAACCGATGCAATTGGAACTTCATTGTATTCTGCGGGGATCCCAAAAGGATTGACGATGGATCTTGCGCTTGCCGGGGCGGGAACGGCGCTTGAAATCAACGAATATGTTACCTATCGCTATCTTATTGGAAGAAAAGACGCTAACTCAAACTTCCAATACGGCGGTGTGTCAGCGCGGGCAACGATCCAAGGGACATCTTCCAAACAAGATGTCAATGTCACTTGTTATTTGCCAAGCGGACTCGATGCGACATACTTCATTCAGCTGTATAAAATTACATCAACTGTATCCGCAACAAGCGATGAACTTCAGCTTTGTTATGAGTCGCCATTAACGACGGCTACGAGCATAACCATTAAAGACATCGTTCCAAGTGATCTTGTGGGCGCTACGATCTATACTGCAGCTTCTCAGCAAGGCGCGACAAGTGACAACGCGGTTCCCCCGCTTGCCAGGGACATTGCTGAATACAAAGGCTGCCTGTGGTATGCCGACATCGAAAGCCCCCAGCGTTTGACGTTTTCCCTTGTCTCGGTATCTGGGACAGGGTTTGTCGCAAGCGATACGATCACGATAACACGCGGGGCGGTGACAGAAGTTTACACGGGATACGCTTCATTTGATCACACCAATAAGCGCTTTCAGGTTTTCACGGGGGCATCCCCGGCTTCGAACATAGATAGCACAATTAAATCATTCATAAAGTGTGTCAACCTTGCTTCGGCGATCGTAACCGCTTACTCAATGGTCACCAAAGAAGAAGACCTACCGGGCAAAGTAATGCTCGAGTCCAAGACGATTTCTGACGTTGTTTTCACGGCAGTATCGACGCGCCCCGCAGCTTTCCAGCCACAGTTACCAGCAACGGCAACAATAAGCAGTACATCCACGGCGGACACGTTTAAAAACGGGCTTATGTGGTCAAAACTTAATCAGCAAGAAGCGGTTCCTATAAAAAACATCCTAAAAGCCGGGGGATCTGAAGATAGGATTTTAAAGATTGTCCCAGTTAGAGAAGGGATGTTTGTCCTTAAGGAAAAAGATGGCGCATTTATTCTCAGGGGCAACACAGAAGCCGACTGGAACCTGCAGCTTCTTGACAATACGGCAAAGCTTGTAAGTGCTCGTAGTGTGGTCGTGGTAAATAACCTTGTCTATGGGTTGTTCGAATCCGGGATCATGGAATTAACCGACACCGGGGCTACAATCATTTCAAATCCGATAAAAGACCAAATCCTGCCGCTTTTTAGTGCAAATATGATCGCGACAGTCAAAAGCTATGCGTTTGGGATCGGCAACAACATCGACGGAAAATACATTCTCTCAGTGCCTATTTTATATACAGACACGGCGACCAATAAACAGATCGTGTTCGATACCTTTGGACGGACATTCACTAATTGGAGCTTGCCGTTTGCTTGCGGGGACATAAACCCGGCAGATAGCTTGATGTACGCAGCAAGGTACAATAACGAAGCGGTTTTGGTGGAAAGAAAGGCTTCGGAATACACCGATTTCGCTGACTATGAAGCTACTTGTACGGTTACATCTTTCAACGGCACGACAGTATACATTAACAACACTTCCGGGATGGCAAAGGGCGATATCCTATATCAGGGGATTACAGCGCTTGCCTACATTGAAAGCGTTTCGAATGCAACGGGAAGTATTGTGATCGATTCGGCACAAACTTGGGTACTAAATACCGCCGATGTTATCCATATGAAGGCGATAGATTGCAAGATCCAGTGGAACCCAGACGTCGGGGGAAACGCGGCGGCGCTTAAGCAGTATTATGAATGTTCTTTGATCAGTAAGGCAAACTTCCAAAAAGACGCAACGATGTATTTCACGACGGACATAAACCCAAGTGAGAGCTACATCGAAATCACAAGCCCATCTGGAAACGGCGCGTTTGGCCAGTTTATCTTTGGGGATGAAGTTTTTGGTGGTGATCAGAGCTCAAGCCCCAAGCGGATAGGTATCCCACGCACCCACGCCCGTTGTAGCGCTCTATCTGTCAGGTTTGAAAATAAAGTAGCCTATAGTGATTTTCAGATTGAGGGGCTTGCCTTATCATTTAATGTAACAAGTACGAGGACAGCCCGATGAAGATAGTTCCCAGCAAAAAGATTATTCCCGAAGATTTTCCCCCCGAGGGGCGGGAACTCATCAAGCGCATTAGCCAGGTGATTAACCCGTTTTTGGATCAAATCACACAGGCGTTAACCAATTCCGTGACCCTTAAAGATAACCTTAAATGTAAGGTGATCGAATCGAAGCTGGCCGTAGATACCTATGCGCTTAAACTTCCGTGGGACATGAATGAAAAACCAACGGCGGTTTTTATTGGTCAAATCACCAAAAATAACAAAGAAAAAGTTACGCAGGTGTATTCGATTTCTTGGTTATATGTTGATGGAAAAATCGAAATATCATTTATCGGGTTACCTGCAGCAACGCCCCATGATGTAACCATTATTGCGATCGTTTAGAAAGGACGCCATGGCTTATACAGAAGAAACGCGGTATAGAAAAAAAGATCCAAACGATCCGATGGGGATTAATACTTCAGGATCCACCGGGACAACAACGACAACGCCGGGATCGATTGCTACAAACGTGAACCCATCCAGTGGGTTTGTTAACCTGCAGCAATACCTTGATGTCAACAAAGGCGTTGGTAGTCAGCTGGCTTCAGATCTGAATAAAGAAACTACGGACAAAGCCGACGCGTTTCTGACAACTACGGACAAAACCAAAAAAGATCTGACAACGGGGATCCAGAACAAGGGTGCGGGGTACGATACCGCCGCTACCGGGATTGTGGGCGATCTAAACGCAAGGGATACCGGGGATGTCAGTGCCGCAAGCAATTTCATCGCTTCGAAGTATAGTAGTGACCCTTCGATTGCGACGGGGATCAAGAGTCTAACCGACACAGGTACGGCGATAAATACCGATCTTGGCCAGGTGGAAGATAAGGCTTACCAGCAAGAGGCCTTAAAAAATAAGTTTTCAAAACAAAACGGTGATTATGGTTCTGGGTTTGCCGGGTTGGATCGCTTCCTAATGACGGGGGATCAGGGTGGACGCGATAAACTTGCTGAAATAAAAGGCAGGTCCACAGGTATCACCAATGCCTACACTGGGGCGGCAACGGATCTTGGTGTGGCAGAAAAAGCGGCGCAAGATAGGCTTGCTGCCGCAAAAGGCACAATCCGCGGTGCGGCTAAAAACCGTAAAGGCGCAATCGAGGGAAGTTTCGGGGAAGCGATCAGGGCCAGAAACGCGACTGCGGGCGACAATGAAAACGTGATAGGGGCAAGTATCGGGGATGTAATGAGCGGTGGACAGAATGCCTATCTGGACGCGCTGTCTGATATTGGGGGAGCGCCGAGATCAACATATACTAAAACCTTTAACGAAGGGACAAAGAAGTATGTGGCCCCGCCACCCGCGACACCCCCGGTAGCGCCGACGGTGAAAAACGAGACAACCCAAAACATGCAGGACACAGCGCAAAAAGGTATCAATACGGCAAAAGCGATTCAAACAACGGTTAACTCTGGGCTTGATATGGCGAATCCGTTTAATGCCGTAGGGACAACGATAGATCAAGCTTCGAACCTATTATTCGGCAATAGTTCAATAGCGGAAGAAGCGGCAAAACAAACTGGGCTGGATCAAAACAGGTTTAAAGTATCGGTGCCTAAACTCAAAAAGCCAAAATTTCGATAAGGGGAACACGATGAAAACACCTAATTTACGGAAAAAACCTGGCAAGCTATTGGATCCTACGGGTATCAGCATGATGGTCCCCGACGACAGGTATAAAATACCCAAAGAGCAAAGAGGGGCAGCAAGAACAGTATTCGATCCAGCGGGGATTGTCCCAGGGAGTATAAGCGATAAGATATTCGGCGCTCAAGATGGGTCCGGTTATTCCGCTGAAGAAGCGGCGCGAGCGCAAGCCATGGCGGAACAGGGGGCGGCTACAGATGAATTCGTTGCGGGCGGACCTGGTATTTACAGCGCTGGGGATAACCTGGTTACTTCTGGGCTTGGCAATTCTAGGATGGACGGTATTAAAACCAATTCGAGATACCAAGAAGCCGAACTTGCCGCGCTGAAAGATTTGGAAGATCAGTCAAAAAACGGTTTTACTGCGAGCGATCGTGCCGACATGGCAAAAACCGAAATGGAAGTGAATCGCGCAAACCGGGGGCGACTCGGGGCGATTCAACAAAATATGCAGTCGCGAGGGATGGGCGGGTCTGGGATGGATCTTGTGGCACAAATGCAAAGCGCTCAAGACTCTCAAGAAATTGCAGCCCTACGAGCATTAGAACGTGAAGGCATGATGCAAGATCGCAAGCAATCGGCAACGGCAAAATTGGGCGATTTATCTAGTCAGCTGCAGGGCCGGGATTTTAACCAAGAAGCGCAAAAGGCTCAAGCAGCGGATGCGTTTGCGAGATTTAATAACCAACTGGCAAATAGCACGGCAGAAGCAAACTGGAACCGAGGCAATTCAACGGCGGACAGGAACGTTGCAGCTGGGACAAATTTTCGAGGGAATGTCTTATCTGCAAAGCAGGGCCAGGCACAGCAAAACTATGATTACTCTGCGGATAAACAAAATCGCATGATGAAAGCTGACCAAGAAGCCGAACAAAGACAGGCAGGAAATACGGGCGCGATAATGGGAACGGCGGGCGCGGTATTTGGCGGCATGAAAGGGGGTCCACAGGGAGCGCAAGCCGGCTATACAGCTGGATCCGGCGCTGGGAATATGATTGGATCAACTGCATATCGAAACAATCGCTATCCAAGTGACAAAGCTTGCAAAGAAAACATTGCGGAAGAACATCCCCTAGAAATCGAAGCCTTTCTTCAGTCACTTTCGCCAAAAAGCTTTGACTACAAGGGCGGTGAAAAAGGTAAACACGGGGTGATCGCCCAGGATCTTGAGAAATCGAGTATCGGACGCGGGATTGTCGTAGAAGATGAATCAGGGATGAAAAACGTGAGTATGCCGGATGCGATTGCGGCCCTATTCGAGGCAGTTTCGCATCTCAACAAGAAAATGGGGGGTTGATATGCGGTTTGATAACTGGACAAATGAAGATGAAGAACAAGGCTACCTTCTCGGGGATCAACCGCTTGAAATGCAGCAACAACAAGTGACCCCGATGCCGACAAAGGTTCCGGGCTTACTTGAAAGTTACCGCAGACAGATGGAACAAAAACAAGCGGACGTTGATGAAGCCAAAAAGCGGCAGGAGATGGTTGGCTATGTAAACGTAGCCGGCAACATTTTGAATGATTTTAATAACTCTCAAAAGCGCGACGTTGTTTTAATAAACAAGATGTCAGCGCTGGGTAACAAACCTTCGATCATTGAAGCCGATCGGCCCAAGTATGATTCAAGTCGATCCGATAGCATGGCAAAGGACGCGGTTAACTCTGCTTTGATGGAAAGAGAAGGCGTTGATAACCGGTTTAAAAATGACATTGGTATGCAAGATTACCAACAAAAAAGTGATTTGGCCGGAAGGATGGCGGATCCCAGATCTACCGACTCGTCAAACGCAAGGGAGTACCTAAAATCCATTGTCCCTACCGCAAAAGATATCCCCAATATCGACAATATGAGCGCGGCGCAACTCGATAAAATGGCCCCAGGACTGTATAAAAGATATGCAGACGATGAAGAAAACAAGATCAAAAGAATGGCGCTTACCCAGAAGGAAAAAGGCCCGCAGGTCACCATTAAAGATGAAATGGATCTAGCCAAAAACTACAAGGACCATCCTGTAACAAAAGAAACAAATGTCGTTTCTTCAGCATATGAGAAAATCAAAAGGGCGGCAGCTACCCCATCGGCGGCGGGGGATCTATCGCTTATCTTTGGATACATGAAAATGCTCGATCCAGGTTCGACGGTTAGAGAAGGGGAATTTGCAACGGCGCAAAATGCGGCGGGTGTCCCAACGCAAGCCCTAAATATGTACAATCGAGCATTAAACGGCGAACGACTCGCCCCCGCGCAAAGGCAGGATTTTATCAACCAAGCCGGGAATATCTATGAAGCTCAAATGGGGCGACAAGCAGAAATCCATCAACAATTTTCTAATACGGCAGCTGGGTATGGTCTAGATGCCGGTAGGGCTTTTGGCCCGTCGCCCGGGGGCGGCAGTAACAAAAATAAACAAAGCGGACACACAGGGCGACAAGTAAACGTCAACGGCATTGACTATGAAGTAGGCGAGGACGGGGATACATTAATTCCACTTAAATAAGAGAGTGAAGCTATGCCTAAACTAAGTGATTTGACAGATCGAGACAGTGTTGTTTTCAAAGATAAGGTTCCCGCCAAAAACGAGCCGTTAAAACTATCAACCCTTAGTAAAGGCGATGATGCCCAGTTTTTGGATGAACCTACGAAACTAGATTCAGCGGGCCGTGGGTTCATTCAAGGTGCAACGCTTGGCTTCTCGGATGAAATCGCTGGGGGATTAAGCGGCGCTTTACATGCCGGATCTAAAGTTCTGCCATATGAAAGCCCATATGAAGATATCAGTCAGGCTTATCGGGAAGGGCGCGACTCCGAGCGGGCAAAAGACGACGCGGCATACAAAGCGAATCCTTGGTCCTTTAGGGGTGGTGAGTTTGTCGGTGGTGGAATAATACCGTTCGGCGCTGGTATCAAAGGCGCGACAATAGCCCAGGGTGTCGCTCGCGGCGCTGTAACTGGGGCGATTACAGGCGGCATTGCTGGGGTTGGTGGAACCAAGCGAGAAGATGCGGCAGGGATGGCAGGCGCGGGCGCTTTTGGGGCAGCTACCGGGGGTGTCGCGGGTGGTGTTCTGGGCGGCGCTGGTAATGCAATAGGAAGATCTTTTACCAAAGCCGGTAGGCAAGGGCTTAAAGATGAGTGGGGAGCATTTCGTAGGGGAATGTCTAAAGATGTGCCCGAGGGGATTACCAAAGAAATACCGATTGTGGGGCCAGCTGCATTAAGATTAAAGGCGGGGGTTACAGAAACCACAGAAAGCGCGGCAGCAAGGCAGGAATTTAACGCAATGATCGAAAGGGAGAAAGCGAGGATTGTTCAGAAGCTATCTTCTCCCAAAGATGGGGATGAAATCATTCATATCATTCCGGAAGAACAGAAGCTACTTCCCCCAGGCCAATCACCAAAAGAAGCGCCGCAGATAACCGGCAACGATCCAATCGAAGTAAGAAAAGCGCTCGACGACATGGAACCGGATGAATTTATAATCAGATCCCTTATGGATGAGGGCGACAACGAAGTAAAAGCATGGATCGCAAAATCAGCTGGTTATCACCCTGGACAGATCGATTCAGGGGAATACCAAAAGATACTCGCCATGGGGCCGGAAGCAAGAAGTGAAGCGCGGCAATTTACTGTGGATAAGCGGGGTATCGCCAAGGATTTAACCCCCCAGGTAGCCGATGTTAATGTAAAAATGAAGGGCGCGATCAAAGACAGGGTAAGCGAGTTATCGACAGAAGCCGGTGGAAAATTTGATGGCAATATTATGGACCTTCTCGAAAAGACCAAAACGGCGCTAGAAGATTCTACTTCTATGAAAACAATCCCCCAGACTGTCCATACTCGGTTAGCCGATGCAACGGATTTGCTGGCAATGGGTAAAGCCCCATCCCACTACGGATTAACGAAAGATGCGCCATATTTCGATGTTCCAAACACCGAACAGTTTAATCGCCTACAAAAAATGAGAGAAACCCTTGACGCCGGTATCGATTGGGACGCCGTTAAAACGGGGAAACGCCCGCTTGATGAAGGTGAACAAATCCTGGCCCGTTTAAGGGGTGACGTTGATAAAATCCTAAAAGCTTCCCCGGCAAAAACCCAGGCCGACGCAGTTTACAAACTTGGGAAGGAAATCCGCGACTCTGTGTTCAAGCGAACAGAGTTAAAGGGTGGTGTGGATGAGTTTAAGATCAACCGGCTACTAAATAACACAGATGAGGGGGGCCGTTTTCGCCAAAACCTGAAGGATTTGGAAGAATGGGCGAATGATCCACAGTATGCCCAGGAAGCCAGGGACGCAGCAATGGCGCTTGTGAATAGGTTCCAAACGCTTTACAACCTTGCTGATAGATCTAGGGCGCTTGGATCCCTACGCTATAAGCAGGGGCCGACATCCCCAGCTGTAGAGCGAGCAAGTAGCAGTATCAATAAGAATACGATTGTCCAGGATGCGATCAGAAACCCCGCAAGCTTTGTAAACGGGGCCGATGAATTTGTTAAAAGCAACGCGCCGGGGCTTGCCGGTAAAGCCTACAAAGAAATGAGTGACATCGAAAAAACCGCGCTCATAAAAACTTGGGTAAGATACAAAAAAGAAGCTGACGACGGTAAATTCATGACACCTACGGCGATGAAGGACATATACGATTCGTTTATGAAATCATCCAATCCCAAGGGCGGCGGCAGTGGTGGAATGGGGCCAGGGCTTGGCGTGATCCCCCCAATGGCGCTAATGGGCGGAAGCGAGAAAGAGAAAGATGATCGTAGCGATTGGGTTCCGATCCCACAACCCAAGCAAAAATCCATTGGTGACCAATTCGGGGATATGGTGGATGAACTCACATTAACCGATCGCATTGGAAATGAAGATGGATCCCCAAGTGACATGCCTTATCCATCCATGCCCGGCCCTACTGGGGTTGGTAAAGCTTCAAAAAAACTATTGGCCGAAGCTAAAAAGTTAGCAAGCGAGGGGGAAGGGTTACAGAAAATCTTTGCCAGCTTATCGAAAATGAAAGAACAGGGGAAGGAACTAACAGAACAGCAAGAGAAGCTTTTTGCCATGCTGCAAAAGAAGTTTAAAGCGCCGATACAGGCGGTTAATAATGATGAAATGTATCTGGCTATGAGCGATCCCGAGCATAGGGCGCGATACATGGAGAAGGTTAAGAAACAAAACGTCCCAGAAAGAAAACAGCGCAAGCAGAAACCAAAGACGCCGCAAAATCGTTAAAATTTGATATGCAAATAGAAGATTTGGAACGAAAGGCGCTCGATATTCTCGACAATTTTGACGAGTGATTAAATCGCTACCTTTAACCGTATCCCGATGTAGTAAGTGGATTTATGCCCGTTTACGGTTTTGCGCTTTACTTCAACGCCGTAAACGTCCTTCAGATATTTCTTAAGCCCCGCAAGCCGGATAGTGCTATTGATCCCATACGGCGATACTGCGACAGATACCGCAGCATGCCCAACAAAATAGCTTGGATCGAAATCAAAAAGCTTGTCGCATAGGACGTTATTTAGTCGATCTTTAAGTGGTGTATCCATTAGAATACCGCTTCCATGGCTTCCAGATCTTTCCCTTCTATCGCGGGTTCTTCTGTCTGGGTTAGCTCGCTAAATGGGTCGAATTCTTTACCGGTTAAGGGGTTGTCTGATAGCGTATACACAGTTTGCTTGTGGGCGGAAATCAGGAAATACCTATCCACTAAGAATTGAACAATAGCTTCCCCCTCATGCCTTTCTAGCTTCTCAAGCTTCGTAATGCAGTAGCCAAGCGCTTTAAGATTTTCCCCTATAGAGTTGTCGCTATCTTTAGTGAAGATCATGAGGAGATCGTTTAATACCTTCCTTGCGCTTTCTTCATCTAGTTGTGAAAGTTTTTGGTGTAGCTGATTCATTATCGTTAAATCGCGTTTTACGTCATTAGATGCCATCGGTTAACTCCCTATATTATTGATGTCCGAAAGTACCCCATAAACGACAGTTTGACAATACATAAATTTCACACTAAAGTATTTGTCACAGTGTGTTAATAATCAGATATTATAAGGAGTTACATGAACGAGCTAATTTATGGTCTGCCTTTTGATGAATATCAGGCGCGTCCGGAACTTAACCATAGTTCCCTTAAAAACCTATTTCCCCCAAACACCCCGCTTGACTATTGGTGGTCGGAGAATCATCCCCGGAAAAAATCGGCAGCAATGGAATTCGGAACTGCAGTTCACGCGGCTGTATTTGAACACGAGAAATTTGCCGACAGTGTTGTGGTGATCCCCGAATTTGATAGGCGGACTAAAGCAGGAAAAGAGCAGTATGCTGAATTTTTAGCAGGCGCGGCAGGAAAAACGGTGATCACCCCAGATGAATACGAAGCCTGTAAGTATATACTAGATGCCGCGCAAAACCACAATATACTGGGCAAGCTTTTAAGGGCGGAAAATCGTAAGTATGAAGTGAGCGGGTTCTTTGATTTTCTGGGCGTCCCATGCAAGTTTCGGACAGATTTCACGTTGCCCGATCAGAAGATTATTCTCGATCTAAAGACGACAAAGTGTGGACATGAAAGGGCTTTTAAAAATTCTGTATTAGATTTCTGTTATCATTCCCAGGCGGCGTTTTATTTGACAGCAATGGCAGAAATCACAGGGGAAGCTTGGTCGGATTTCATATGGATCACGGTAGAATCATCGGCCCCATACAAGATCTATCTATATGAACCCGACACACGCTGGTTAATCGAGGGACACAAACTGATAACCGCAGCAATGGACCTTTACAAAGAGTGTAAAGAAAACCAAAGCTACCCATCTGTGAAAGAAGAAATTATGATACTAAACGCCCCTACTTGGATTGGAGAATAAGTATGAAATTAAAAAAAGAAGTTGAGCAATATAGAATTAAAACAAAGGAAGGGGTTATGGGAACGCCCCCTGGTTGTACTCGCGGGTCTTTTGTTGTTCCATATCAATCAAATACCATATTTGTTATTTGTGACGATGGTGAGTTAACTGGATGGGAACATGTATCAGTATCGTTAAGAAATCGTTGTCCAAACTGGAACGAGATGTGTTTTATTAAAAACCTTTTTTGGTCGGAAGATGACACCGTGGTCCAAATTCACCCGCCAAAATCTGATTACGTTAATATTCATGAATACTGCTTACATCTCTGGAGAAAGATCGGAAATGATTTTGAAATGCCAAATAAGGTGATGGTATGAATATAACAGAAGCTATTCAGTATATCTTAGGTAAGCTTAAATCAGGGGAGTACAAATGATGGAAATCTATAAAAGAATGGCGGACGCATCGAAGCAAATCCGCGCTATCGCTAAAGACGATCATAACCGCGCTCAGAACTTCAAGTTTAGGGGCATTGACGCGATCTATAACGGCGTACATGAAGCGCTGGCAAGTAACGACATCTTCTGCGTCCCGCGAGTCGTACGGATCATCAAAGAAAAGGAAATTACAACGGCAAAAGGCGGATCCGGGCTTCATATAGTCTTAGAAATGGAATATGCCTTTTTCGCCCCCGATGGTAGCTCGGTAACAGCTTCTACATGGGGGGAAGGAATAGACTATGGCGATAAATGTATCAATAAATGCATGTCGATAGCGCATAAATATGCATTGCTGCAAATATTCACGATCCCGACAGATGATATTGAAGATCCCGACACAATAAGCCATGATGTAAAGCAGAAGAACGCAAAAGAAATACCAAGCGAACTAGAAGAAAAGGTTAATGATACGGTTAGGTATTTTTCAGGTTTGGGAGTTAGTCCAAGAGAACTCGAACTTTACGTAAAAAAACCGCTTGATACGATGACAGATCAAGATTTTGCGCTTCTAAGATCGCTTGCGACAGAAATCAAGATGGGCGCGAAACCTTCTGAAGTGATAAATGCGGCTAAGGTTTCGGCAAGATCTAAGATCGAAAACATGTGAGGGAACCATGTGGAAAAAAGATGATAGATTGCGTTTCAAACAAGATTGCAGCTATAGCAAACTTGATTTTGTAATTCAGATAGCGCTTATTGCGTATTTGACCATTACTGCTTTCTTTGGAACCATAACGATTATTCAGTGGTTTGTCGGATTATTGCCGTTTCTGCATTCTAAGTTTGGGGTATAAAAATGCCGGTCATGGAGAGACCGGCAATGAGAGTGTGCTACTTAATAACAATCCGATATAAGGAAAACGTATATAAGTTTGGCTTATGTTCGGTGTAGGCGCAACTCTTTTTTTAAAGCCCGATAAATTCCCAATCATCGCGGAATTGAACCCCGTTAAAAAACAGACCAAACCGCGCTATATGGAACGCATCGATAAGCCCATTGTCCTTCTTACGGATCGTTGTCGATGGGTTAAGCCGAATGAATGATTGGTGTGACCTAAGTTTGGGATTTTCACCAAATGTTCCGACATGGGCTATTGATTGCCATTTCTTTGGGGTGATTAGAGTGTGCGGTTTGTCGTGTAGCCAGCCAAGTACCTGACCATAGTTCACGCCGAACCCAAACACTTGGGTAGCGCCCCAGCCAGATCTACCGTGTACCTTTTCCAGATAGATCATCCCAGACCAATAGGGCTTCACTTTGGTGTTTATGATACCCAGGTCAAGAATCCCATCTTCTCGAAATGGCATGTTAAGCCAATGGGCTTCATGGGTGTCGCTATCAAGCGCTACAATGCATCCATGCTTCCCTGGATCAATCCCTATAACCTGCATATGTCACCATTCCGGGGTGTATTCGTTAATGATCACGGGGCATCCACAATACCTTGCCCCCGTTGATTCGAATAGTATGCCACAACGTAGGCAACGCCGGGTTTTTATCTTAAGCAGGGGCAGGTCCAGGTTTGCCCGGCAGATATTAACTTCCTTGATGTGGTTTGTTTCGATCGAATTTAGCCGTATGACGGGTTCTTTTTCCATGCGTGGTCCTATGAATGGGAGTTATCCATCCATAGTCGGGTTTATTCGGTGTCTTGGCAATCTGTAAAATTGATGAAATCTGCAATCTTGGTAGTAAAACCAAAAATGTTAAACGGGTTTTGGTGTCCGCAGGATTCGGAAGTGATAAGGCCCGCCCGCTTGCTTCTGGTAAGACATTTTTGGACGGTCTCTTTGGTGTATGGTAGCTGCTTTGAGATCGTTAGAACCGTCATTTTGGGGCCGAAGCGCTCAATGCTCTTATGTAGCGTAATCAGTGTATCTTTCTGTGAATCGGTCAAATCCGGGTATCTTCTTATAGCGCGGTATATGATCTGTTTTGACGCATCTGTGGTTGACATAAAATCATGTAAGAGGTAATTGTTTTTACGCATTCACTTTTGACCTTTGATAAAACAAAAATGGTCAGCTTTTAAACTGACCATAATGTTCGCATGACAATAACGGTAAGTTAGTCACACCAAATTCCAAAAACAACATAACCGTTTTTGGTCATGCGAGCAAGAGTAAAAAGAAAGCTTTTGCAATGACAAAACCAGTCAAAACATCGGGCGGGCGGCTTCTCAACGCAATCAAGTTTAATCCTAATCTAAAGCCATTAGAAAAATGGGTGTTAGCAGTTTTTGCATCCAATCTGACGTATTCCAAAGGGAGTGATTTCCGGGAATGGCGATTCATGGCGATATCGGGGTTTATGGAAGAAACCGGGCTTAGCAAAAGGGGTGTAATGGGGATATTGGATAAATTAGTGGCGAAAGGCTACCTTGAGAAAGAGAGGGAAGTAAGGGCGTCCGGGGCCGATAGCGCATCCTACTTTAAACTTGGGGAAAAGTTATTCGATGAGTACCAAGTAGGGGGTGCATGCGGTGCACCCCCCCCCGGTGTCTCACAGACACCCCCCCCGGGTGCATGCGGTGCACCCCCCCGGGGGCATGGCGTGCACCCAAGTTCCGTACCCTCAGTTCCGTCCCTAATAAAAAAAGAAAAAGAAAAAAAGATTCCGGTCAGGGAAGAAAAGGGGGGAAACCCCCCTAAACCCCCCTCTCTTTTTTCTGAAATCAAAAATGCAAAGAGAATTGGAATGGTCAGTATCAATTGGAACGATAAAACCCCGATGCATCAAGATATAAAGAACGCTCACTTTGAGACATTCCATCAAAAATACGGTTTAGAACCATTCTTGGCTATTGAGAGGGCTTTTGCAAATGGGGACATAGAAGATAAGCCCGATAACATCGAACGGTTTGAGGGGCTTCTTAGACGGTTTGTAGGTAACGAGAAAATCACGCCTCCGGAGGAAATAAAAGTTGAGTTATTGCACTGGCAATCTGGATCTGATAGTCCGAAGGAAAATCCCCGAGAAGAAAAAAAACCAAAGCCGAATTTTCTTAGTAAGTTCAAAGTAATAAAAGAAACCAATAAAACCTAAACGAGGATAGCTATGTCTCTTATCAAACCGGAAATTGTGATCCTTCACTGTTCTGCCACACCCGATTTTGTAGAAACCGATAGCGGATTTGATAAATTCACAATTTTGGATATAGAAAAATGGCATAAAGAGAGAGGTTTTAGAAAAGTAGGCTATCATTTCGTCGTAACAAGAGCGGGCCTAATCCAATCTGGCCGCGATTGTCTTAAGGATTTCGTTGAGATGGGGGCGCATTGCGCACACGAGAACCACAGGTCAATTGGAGTGTGCTACGTGGGAATGAAATCACCTTCTCGGTTCCAGATCGAATCCCTATCGACGTTGTACCGACAGATAAATTTAATGTTTAATTTTAGTGTGAAAAATTGGTATGCTCACAATCATTTTAACCCGAATAAATCGTGTCCAGGGATCGACATGGATTTGTTTAAAAAATTAATCAAGGCGGACGGATGAAAATTGAGGCTGTAGTAGTTTGCTACAATTATAGTGATTTCTTAGAACACACACTCCCGGAAAACATAGAGCTACTCGACAGGCTTGTCGTAGTGACACACCCAGACGACAAAAGGACCGGGAAACTATGCGATAAATACTCGGTTGATTGTATAAAAACCGATATATTTCATGATGATGGGGATCGCTTTAATAAAGGGCGCGCAATAAATTTGGGACTATCGCATCTTAGGCATGATGATTGGGTACTTCATATGGACGCGGACATTCTTTTGCCGCATAGGTTTCGCCGATGCCTTGACGCGGCAAAACTGGACAAGAAGAACATCTATGGCTGTGATCGGCTAAATAGTGTGTCATTCGAAAACTGGGAGAAGAACAAGCACAAGATTTGCCCGCAACACGCATGGCGGTTTCTTGTCACTCCACAATCGGAGTTCCCTTTAGGATCAAGGATTGTTCATAAGGAATATGGCTGGGTTCCACTAGGGTTTTTTCAGTTGTTCCATTCATCTCAGCGGCGGACGTATCCAATCATTGCGGGCAACGCCGAGCATTCGGACGTCCTTTTCTCGGTTCAATGGCCCCGAGAAAGACGGGTGTTACTGCCAGAATTTTACACGTATCACTTAGAATCGGGTGGATCCAAGTTTGGGGATAACTGGTCTGGAAGAAAAACGGCCCCATTTGGTAAAAATTTAAACTTAGAAGATTTTGTAGTACCATTATCGAATGAAAAAAAAAACTGACGGATAATGCGCCAAAATCTTATTTTAGGTGATTAAATGGGAAAACTAGACGACGTTATAAAGATCATGTCGAAAATACCAAATGGGATTAGCGCCGATCAGGTGGAAGCTTGCTATTTGATCGCAATGCTTCATAGGCATGATGGGAATAGGACCGATACGGGGAAAGCAATCAAAGTGTGTAGAAGGACAATCCTTCAGAGAATAGCCCGGTATGAGATCGAGGGATACATCGTCCCCGAACCCAGACCAATGGGCAGACCGAAAAAAGGGAAAACAAAATGAGAAATTTAGAGAGAGTGTGTTGTATTTGTTTCACGGCTTGCACAAAAAGCAAAAAGGTTTTGGCGTTTAGGCAAAGCGTGAGGGACGACGCGAGAGAATGGTATGGCGTTTGTAGTAGCTGTTTTGATCAATACCCGGAAATCGAAGACATGATCATTCGGGTGTTCATCGAAGGCGAAAATCGAAACCATCAAATGGTATTCAATCTAATCGATTCGATCAAAGATCACAGGTACGGACAAAGGTTTATTCCCCCGTATAAAGGAAAAATGAAATGTTAAAAGTTAAAATAATCGCGGCAGCTTCATCGTGGGAACTTGAGGAAAAAGTAAACGAATTTCTCGAAGGAATGAACCTCGCAACGATTTATGACATGATTTTCCAAACCGTTAATAACTCTTTTGCTTATAATATACTCATCTTTTATGGCCCGCCAGAATACGCAAAATATAGACGGTAATCCTTACCCCTGATAAGATAAATCCTTACATTTTTCTTGAAGGGGATTTATGTCTATCATCAAATTTTTGGTATTGCTTTGGGTTGTCTCGCTTCCCGCGTATGGTGTCACGGTATTAACATCTAAGACTGGAAAAAAGTATTATACCGGGTTAATCGTTCCAAAGAACTTTGTTCCTCACACTGTCAGATCCGCGAAAGGCGATCTTCCGAGGGGGATGAAGGTTCCAGCAACATTCGATTGGCGGCAGAAAGTTACGCTTTCTCCAATAAAAAACCAAGGTAACTGCGGATCCTGTTGGGCGCAGAGTATCGTAGCGACATTCTCCGATTCTCTTGCGATTGCTAAGATCAATCGCCCGCTATCGGCGCAATATTTAGTGGATTGCAACAAAAGCTACATCGGGACAGATTTTGGATGCCAGGGCGGCTTTTTCGATGCCCATAAAATGCACATGGGATCTTGGGGCGGCATAAACGAAACCGACTACGCTTATACCGGACGAGATGACAATTGCAAAAGTGGGCTTACTTATCATGAGAAGATTTCTTCATGGGCTTACCTTCCCGGCGGTGATAACCCATCCGTAGAGAGCATGAAAGAAGCGATCTATGCCCATGGTCCTATTTCTGTGGGTGTCGCAGCTTCTCAGGGGATGTCGAATTACACAGGCGGCATATGGTCGGGGGATGGATCCACAGAGTTAAACCATGCAACGAACGTTGTAGGCTGGGGCGACGGCTATTGGATCATGCGGAACTCTTGGGGAACCCAGTGGGGCGAACAGGGATACATGCGAATCAAATTCGGTGCGAATAAAATCGGCGCCCAATCGAACTATGTTGTCTATGGAAATCCTTCCCCCGATCCAGACCCTACTCCAGATCCCACGCCCGATCCAGATCCCACGCCCGATCCAGATCCCACCCCCGATCCAGATCCTACTCCAGATCCCACGCCCGATCCACCCCCACCATGTGATCCAATGCCTATCGCAAAAACCGGCTATGGTCCTACAGTATCGATCCGCGCCGGATCAACTCTCATGATGGGGACCAAGGCGATCAATGGGACGTCCTACAAGTGGATAGCAAACCCGGCATTTAATGGCGGCGCGACTCCGAAAGAATCGATCATTAGATTTTCTCCGACATCAACCAAAACTCTTACGATCACGGCGCAAAACAAATGCGGAACCGCGCAAGCCACAACTCAGGTAGCTGTCATGGCATTTGACGGCTACAAGGTTAAAATAAAAGAGCTAGAATCAGCAAAAAAAAAAATATTAGGTGAAACTGCTGGGATTGCGACATGTACCTGCAAATGTAAATGCCCCGATCCCAAGCCATGTCCGGAACCAAAACCCTGTCCACCGACTCCATGCCCCCCGCCCCCAGAACCGACTCCCACGGCGGGGCTTGACTACGGCAAAGATGGGGCGCTGCAGATCCACACCGTGGGCGATTCGATTACGAACAACCCAGGATGGCGGGCGTTTATCTATCACGAGATGGTGTCAGCAAACCTTAAACCCGATTTCATCGGATCCTTAACAGATGAATATCCACAGACTCCACAACCAAAACATGATGGACATAGCTTCTATACTACGGTAAATACGCTAGATGAAATCGTGGGCTGGCTTGCTAAGATCCCAAAATCAGAACTTACAATTGTAATGATCGGAACCAATGATGTTGCTTGGTGGATCGCCGAAAAAGAAACTGACGTTGTAACTCGCTTAAGTACGATTTTGGATCGCGTAAAAGCAAATTCCCCAGATGGCATGATATTTGTCGCTACGATTCCACCCGAAGGGGGACCGAACGCCGACGCTTCCAAAGTTGGCGTTACGATCCCACCTGACGGCAGAAACCGGGACTCTGTAGTTTCCATCTATAATCAAGGCATAAAAGATCTAGTCAAAATCAGACAAAACCGGGGCGAAAAGATCCAGGTTGTAGATGTCTTTTCAGCGCTGGGAAAAACCGATTTGGTAGATGGGATTCATCCCTCAACGGATGGAAATAACAAAATTGGCGCTCTGATTTTTGCCAAGATCAAAGAGTTATCGCCCGTGCCCATTCCGCCGACTCCGACTCCAAATGATACGATTCGTGTAAAAGGGACAGGACTGCAGGACGCATGTGGAAAAGATTTGATACTTCGGGGCGTGAACCAAATGACAGTTTGGACAGATTGGACGGGGACGCCAAGAGATGGGGCTCCAATGTTTGGTGAAATCGCCAAAACTGGAGCAAACTCGGTCAGGATATCTTGGGTTGTTAAAGATGCGAATAAGGATGTTCCGGCGGTCACCGTTTCCCAGCTAGATGCCGCAATCAAAACCGCAGTTGATAACAAAATGATCCCTATCGTGGGATTGTGGGATAAAACTTGTATGTGGTCAGCTAAAGACGTAAGCGAAGTGATCGCTTGGTGGACGCAGCCCGATGTTGTGGCTTTGATCAAGAAACACCAAAAGTATTTGATCGTTAATTTTGCAAACGAAATGGGATATTCAGGGCTTCCCTACTCTGAATACATATCAGAATATAAACGGGCAATTACTGCACTAAGAACAGCGGGTATCAAGGTTCCGATTCTCATAGATGCCAGTAGTTGCGGACAAGATGAGCTATCGATTGCTGCCGCTGCGCCGGAACTTATGAAACTCGACGCGAATGTATTGTTTGGGCTACATATGTGGTGGACAGATCAGAGTTTAGAGCGGATCCAGAAAACCTATAAAGCGATGGCCGATCTTAAAATCCCGTTTGTCGTTTCTGAATTTGCGGAAAGCGCGGTGGATTGCAAAACCCCCATACTATATAAAGAGATCATCACCCAGGCGCAAAAGAATGGTGTCGGGTATCTTCCTTGGTCTTGGGACAATGCATCGGCTTGCATGAAGCACGCAATGACGACAGATAGCGGACAATCGTTTTCAACCCTATCGGGATGGGGACTAGAAGTAATGGTGACAGATCCCAGTAGTGTGAAAAATACGTCGGTAAAAAGCGCATGTTTTTAAGAAAGGGCGGTATGTTTGTACTTTGCTTGAAATGCGGTGCGGTCACAAAAGGCGATATCTGCCCCCTATGTGGCGAAATATTGTACCCTAATCCGAAAAAATGACATACCATAGGGGGATCTACTCACCCCCTTGAGGATGTTATATGAGCGGAAAAGTTGTCCGATTAAACCGAAAAGAACACGCGCTGCAGTTTATGGAAGCCACACTTGTTACATACCTGCTTCTCGATAACCTAGTGGGAAAAAAGCCCACTGGGAATATACTCCGGGCCGCAGGAAACGCTCTGTCCATATGTGGAACCACACTCGACAAACTTATCGGTGATCACCCAGAGTTGAAAAATTCTGTGGACACAGTATTGCAATCCCTGGCCCTAGAGCTAAATAATATCTATAGCACAAGCGAGACAACGAATGAGCAAGATCATCAAAAAGACTGAGGATAAGCCCGAAGCCCCAGCGCTTCCCATTCAGGTGTCGGGCAAGTTCTTTTCAACGGCAAAAGTGAATCATCTTTTATATGTCGCGGTAGAAATCGAAGTTTACAAAGGCATTGTGGTTGGCGTGAAGCTACTCCAAAAAGCGGGGGATCTTGCCGCAAGTTCTGTAGGGCATTGTTCACGAGGGATCTGGGCGGCGCTCAGAAACCAAGAAATATCGGGCATGCTTCCAGAAGGGGAATACGATGCATAAATGTAGGCGGATTTTAGACAATGCGTTTATCTATGCGGTAGTTTGCTATGCGACTCTTGCGGCGGCGATTTTTAAATCACCGTATGCGATTGCCGTGTTGGCAATTATATCTGTGAATAGATCGCTTGATGAAATCCTTCTATATTTTAAAAACGATGGCAAGCTATCGGAACTTAAAAGAATTGACGCTATTGAAACCGAATTACAGCAGGTGAATTTAGCGCTTCATTTCAAAAATCTGCACAAGTAGCACACAGGTAGCAGGTGAAACCATGACATTTGTTAAAGGTGGGCCAAAAGTAGCAGGGAGAAAAGCAGGGACGCCAAACAAACGAACCGTTGACGCATATAAATTTAAACGATGTTTACATGAACGGCTTATGGATCTTGGCTGTAATATCGACGAAGAACTCTTGAAGGTGATCCGGCAGGGAAATCATGAAATGGTGAAAGCAATTCAATCCCTATACCCCTACATTCAGCCCAAGTTTAAGGACGCCGATCCCCTGCCCCCGGAAGTATCCGAAAAGGACGATGATTCATCAACCGACTCGCTTTTAGAATCGCTTAAATGAACGAAAGAGCTAGCACAATTGCGAAGTTATGGCGGCGGGGTGTCCTTATATGGAAGCTACGGCCCGAACAGAAAACCCTTCTTAAATTGATCGATTCGATAGCTGTAGACCTAGCCGTGTTTAATATTTCTAGGCGGCTTGGAAAATCGACAACCTGCGCTACTTATTCCGTTGAGCAGGCGTTAAGAAAAAAGCAAAAGATCCTATACTCGACTGCCTTTTTATCGGATCTTGAGAACTTTATCTGCCCCATATTTGAATGGGTTCTTACCGATTGCCCTGATGATCTTAGGCCCATCTGGAAGGCGAGCAAAAAAGAGTATCATTTTCGCAACGGGTCGGTGATCAAACTCGTAGGGCTTGATAAGAATGCAAACGCGCTTAGGGGAAACAATATAGATCTTTTGATAGTCGATGAAGCGGCATTTATCAAAAATCTAGAATATCTTTATCGGTCCATCATTGTCCCGGCTACGATGAAAAGAAAATTCAAACTCATTTTCCCATCGACGCCCCCAGAATCACCGGAACATTTTTGGAGTAAAGAACTTATCCCAAAAGCAAAGGCAAAGAACTCTTACGTTGAGCTCACGATCGATGCGATATCAGATTTGCCAGCAAGTGAGCGGCAACGGCTACTAGATGAAGTGGGCGGGGAATTTTCGATAACAGCGCAGAGGGAGTTCTTTTGCAAGATACTTGTCGATACTAACCGATGTATTGCCCCATCGTTTAATAAAGATATTCATGTCCAGGCGCTTGTCCCTTCGGATATCAAATGGATGTTATTCGGGGATTCGGGCGGTGTGCAAGATTTGTCCGTTTTCCTGGAAGCCGGGTGGTGTCATAGAAGCGGGCGGGTAATCTTCAGATCCGAGCTATGGTTTAACAACAACACGCCAACATCTGTAATCGTAGCCAAGGTAAAAGAAAAATGGCCGGATCATCTTACTCTAATACTCGACGCCACAGGTCAGCTATTGATAGACTACTCATCATTGGGTTTGCCTGCAGCTTTGCCCGCGAAGGACGATTTCGGGGCAGGGCTTTTATTGTTTAATAACGCTTTTTATAACAATCATGCTATTATTAACCCAGAATGCGAATTACTTATAAGAACTATTGAAGGTGGTCTATTGAACAAACAACGGACAGACTACGAAAGAAGCCAAGCGCTGGGACATTGCGATGCCGCGGCAGCTGCGATATATGCGCTTCGTTGTGTGGATCGAGTCACCGATTTAAGACCAAAACCAAAACGTGAAAACATATTTTTTATCCCAAAAGATCCTGAACATATTAAACAAATAAAAGGGTTAGCTTATGGATAATCGTTTTTGGGCGGCGGCCCCAATTGAAGAAATCGCCGATGAAATCGAAGCGAAGTTTGATGAATACAAAAAATGGCTTGTTACGTCCGGGTATGGCGGGCGCATTAAAATTACATACGATACTTTTTATGGCTTTAATGAAGATGGAACGCTAACGATCACAAGGGACGACGAGGAAGTAGCGCGAATCCGTGTGAACCATTTCAAATCGCTTGTCCGTCGGCTTCATATCCTTGTCACCGAAAGCAAACTCTCTTTTACTGCCCGTAGCCGGAACTCGGACTCGAAATCATCGATCGAATCTGATTTAGCAAAAGGGATTGTGGAATACTACAACGATGAAAAATGCATGAATGAAACCCTATCAGAATCGGTTCTTGGGGCGCTCATCATGCTTGAATATTATGTCTATTGTCCTTGGAGTTATTCGGAAGGGTTTGAGCTCGGGGTTGATGGTAGCCAGGTGGTTAAAACGGGGGATCAACGATTTATCACCTTTTCGCCGTTTGATGTGGCGAAATGCACAATATCGAAGGAAAGCCCATGGCATATCGTAAGAGAGAAGGTAAACAAGTTTGATCTAGCTTCACAATACCCAGATTTCGCGTTTGAAATCCAAGCTTCCGGTATTGATGAAGATCCAAACGACATTCAAACAATAATCACGTCAGACGATGAAGAAGATTTCACCTATAAATATACTTTCATGCATAGGCGAACCCCATCCCTACCCGAGGGGCGGCTTGTCGAAATATGCGCCGGTCAGGTATTGTTAGACCAAACGATGAAATACGCGAAGGTTCCCTTGTTTCGCATTACTGCCGGGGATTTCCTTCAAACCGTGTACGGCGATAGTCCGACGGTGGAACTTGTTCCCTTGCAAGAAGCAATTAACTCGCTTTACTCTGGGACAGTAACAAACAACCTGAATAACTCGGTTCAACTTATATGGTCGGCAGATCCAAACCTGACAACCCGCAAGCTATCGGATGGGCAAACCTTGGTTACTTCCGCTTCCCCGCCCCAGGCGCTTAATCTAACGGGTAGCGCTGCCGAAAACTTCAAAATGCTTGAACTCATGAAAGCAGATCAACAGCTTTTATCGGGCGTGAATGACATTGCAAGAGGGGCAGGAAATCCAAATATAAAGACATCGGGCGGACAGGCTTTATACATTGCCCAGGCAATACAATATGTCTCTCATCTGCAGAAATCCTATGCAAAGCTTGCCGGGGATGTAGGGACATGTCTAATCGATAACATCAAAAAGTTCTGCCCAGAAGAAATGACTGCTTATATCGTGGGGGACAGTAAGAAGGGACAGATCAAAACGTTTAAAGCGGCGGATTTGATGGATGTCGAAAGGGTTTCGGTGGATCTTGGAAATCCCATGACGCAAACCGTATCTGGACGCCATGAGCTCATGCAATCTTGGCAGCAATACGGGGTTATCACTAACCCAAAACAGGTTATTTCATTCCTGGCGACCGGTAACCTTGATCAAGAAATCGAATCGGATTTCTCGAACTCGGTTCTGATCAAATCTGAAAATGAAATGCTAAGAAAAGGCCAAACGCCGGTTATTATGCTTACGGACCTTCACGCCGAACATATCGTAGGGCACAACAAGATCTATTCGGATCCCATCGAAAGGGAAAACCCGCAGCTTGCGGCGATCGGGCTTGCCCACATGATGGATCATATCAATATGATGAAGGCGGTTCCCCCCGAACTTGCAGCGGTTTTATCTGGCCAACCGATGCCACCACCCCCGCCCCCAGGCATGCCCCCAGCGCCGGGACAGGGACCAAACCCAACAATAGATACAGCAAGGATGCCGTCGCCCCCGGAAGGAACACCCCCGGAAATGACACAAGGCTATGAAGATCAACTGGACACGATGCCGCAAGAACAAATGACAATGGACCAATCAATGTAAGGATTAGAATATGAGTGAAGGATCAGTAGTAAGCGCAGCCCCAGCTGCAGGGGCAAGTGAAGGTGGACAGTCATTTGAAGGGACATCCGCTCCCGAAACTTCATCCCCCAAAGAAGGGACAGAAGAAACAACGCCGAAGCCCAAGAAACCGAGCTATCGAAAATACAAAATCGGCAATGAAGAAATATCCCTTTCGGATGAAGATATTTCCAGGGATTACTCCAAATGGAAGGGGTCGGACAAGGCATTTCGGGAAGCTTCGGAAGCGAGAAAGGCGACAGAAGATTTCATGAAGGCTTTGAAGGAAGACCCCGAGAAAATCTTAAATGATCATCGAATCCCCATCGACAAAAGAAAGCTTGCCGAAAAATGGCTTATGGATGAGCTCGACAGGGAGTTAAACCCTGTGGATCCAAGGGATGAAAAACTTTCCGAAGCCGAAAAGAAACTAAAAGCATATCAGGACAGGGAAGAAGAAGAAGCCAAAACCAAGGCCGAAAAAGAATATGAATCCGTAAAAGAACAGCGCAAAACTGAGATATCCAATGTCCTATCCAAGGCAATGCAAGCTACCCATCTTTCCCAAGATCCCGAATCGGCAGCCGCAGTCTTAAGAGAAATGGCGATCTATACGAGGGCAGCAAGAGAGAGGGGTGAGTCAGTAACCCCCGATGAACTTGTGGAACATATCCACAACCAAAGGTTCAGGCAATTCTATAACCTGGCAGACAAATTTGAGGGGGAAGAATTGCTAGAATTCTTTGGGGATAAAATCTTGAACAAGATGCGAAAGGCAGACCTGGCAAGGCTTAGAACAAGCCGGGGCGAGGGACAAAGCCAAAGCCACAGGAATGAAAGTTGGGCCGCGCCCGATGCCGAAAAACCCAAAAAACGGATGAGCGGACTCGACGCAAGAGAACACGCGAACAAGATTTTATTCGGCAAATAAAAATAAGTGACACTCCCCATTTTGCTATGTCATAATCTATAGGTAAACAAAAACGTACCTACCCGTCAGGGCGCTACGTTTCAAATACGTTGCGCCTACCCGAAAGGATGCCGCGACACGACAAGTTTGGTGTCTCTTAAATAAATAAAAATCAAAAGGATTAAATATGTCTACAAATACACCTACAACGATCGCGTCCCGATTAAAGGAAGTTTATCCCGAAGGTATAACTCAGTTAGTTCCATCTTCTAACGTTTTAGTCGGTGGAAAATTGAAGTTTAGAAAAGATCTTGTCCAGGGCGAGTTAGTCCGGTTCGATGTTCAGTTAGCTGGCGAACAAGGCTTTTCGATGGGATCTGGGGAAGTAACCCTACTAGGCGCGATAGCTCAAACTTCTGCTAAATGCGAAGTAACCGGTTATTCAATCATTCTTCAAACTAACGTATCTTACGATGCGATCAGTAGAGCTAAAACCAGCAAACAGTCTTTTGCCCAGTTCAATAACTCTAAGTACATCCCCTCTGCAGAGTCTTTCAGGACACGGCAGGAAATCATCGCGATGTACGGACGACAGGGGCTTGGTACACTTTCCGGCAATGCCGCTGGCCAGGTACTCACGATCAGCGCTGGAACATGGTGTTCTGCGCTTCTTTTAACACTGAAAGGCGCAACGATCGAAGCTTGGACTGCCGTTGCGGGATCAGGGTCTCAGCATGACGGGGATTTAACCGTAGGCGCGATGTCGATCGCAAACAAAACCGTTACAGTAGTTGGAACCTGTTCTGCCTTAGTTACCGGCGACATTCTTTTCTTGAAACATCAACGATCCGCTGGCCCATACGGGCTTATGGATATCGCGGTCAATGCAACGACTCTTTACAACATTGACGCCGCTACCTACGAGCTATGGAAAGCCAATGCATACGACGTTGGTACTTCTGCCATTACTCTTGGCAAGATTTCCTTGGCTTCTGCAATGGCAGCTGACAAGGGTTGTGCAGAAAAACTTTGTTGCCTTGTCCCCAACAAAGCTTTCCAGAGCATGGTGAATGACCAATCTTCACTTAGGGAATATGGCGCAAGCTACAACCCTGCCAAGTTTGAAAACGGCGCGGAAAGTATCGTTTTCCATGGCGCAACGGGCGCAATCGAAGTTCTTCCTTACATGTTCATCAAAGAGGGTGAAGCCTTAATGTTCCCAGAGCGATACTCATACCTTATCGGTTCTGAGGAAATGACTAACCAAATTGGTCAATCAGGCGACATCTATTTCGATCTTGAATCGACATCTTCCAAGCAGATGCGTTTCTTCTCTGATTGGACTGTGTTCTGTGAGAAACCCGGCTACATGGTAAGAATGACTAGAAGCGATGGTCTAGCACTTCACACCTAATTTCATAAGTACTCATCTCCAAGGGCATGGCATACAATCTGTGTCATGCCTTTTTTACTAAAGGAATAATTATGGCAACGATAAATATATCTATCAAAACTAATAAAGATCATACAAAGTTTAAAAAGCCAGGGCAAAAAACAGAAAACCTGGTTAACATTATAGAACTTCTCAAAGCGCAGATGTCAGGGACAGAAGAAGGGGCAGAAGTTTTTGTTGCGACTAGCTCAACTTCTCCCGTTGCTGCTTCTGGAACCCTAACCCTTACATACGGCAACATAAGCGCAGATGATACCGTAGTTATTGCTGGCCAAACTTTAACCTGTAAAACTTCGGGTACGGTAGCCAATACATGGGTTAAAGTAACCGACGCAACGGCAACGGCGACCAATCTGAAAAACTGTATCAATGCAAACGCGACTCTTGCCAAGTACATGATCGCAAGTTCCGCAGCTGGCGTCGTAACGGTTACAGCAAATCAGAAGGGCAGCTGGGGCAATCTGATCACACTCGTTGGAAGTACTGGGGTTGTGGCGAGCGCCGCTACTCTTGCATCGGGCGCGGGTGGGCCAGAAGGTACGGCTATTCAGGTAAGATAACAAAGGGGATACTATGAATCATTCAACTGGAAAGCCTACAGCGCTTAATGCTGTTATTGCAACGATTCAAAGCGCAATAGTCGATATGAACGGATACCAAAGCGTATCTGTCCAGGTCAATTATTCAGATGTCGCCCCTGCAGCAAAAACCGTTGCAGCAACGGCGATACTTGCGGCGAACATAACAGCAAACACTTTGCCGATTGCCGCACATGGGTATATCACAGGCACAAAGGTAGCGCTCACGACAACAACAACCTTGCCGGGCGGAACATCTGCGACAGATTACTGGATTATAAAAGTATCTGCGGGGGTTGTTAGTTTGGCGACATCGCTTGCAAATGCCGTTGCCGGGACTGCCGTTGATATCACGGACGCGGGAGTGGGAACTCATACGCTGACGCCGGTAGCTTCGGGTTCTAACGTATTTAAGCTTCAAAAGAGTTTAGATCAATCAAACTGGATCGATGTAAGTTCCGCGACGGTTACAATCGCTACATCTACATCTTCCACAATGTTTGAAGTAGCAAGCCCATCGTATCGGTATTTGAAGCTACTTTACACACCATCGGCTGGTCAGGTTAATTTGGAAACTTTTGTAAACCTTGTTTCGTAGGGCGAGAATATGGCCATAACAAAATCGTGGGCGGGGTTGTCATTTAATCTGCCGCTCAACCGTGAACCAAAATCGAGTAACTGGGGAAGCGAAGTATCTAACTTTCTCATTGCGATTGCAGATCAAGCGATCCCGAAAACGGGCGGGCTTAATACTCTAACTGCAGAGTTATCGTTTGGCCCTACCTACGGTATTGTTTCGGCTTATCTAAAATCCGTTTCGGCAAACATTTCTACAACTGGGATTGTGCGGTTTGCCAATAACGAGGGGATCGGATGGCGGAACGCGACAAACACCGGGGATCTCATCTTAAAGGTTACGCCGACGCCAGTAGTCCCGGACACAACCCCGGCGAACAGGTTAAGCTTCAATGGGGTTCTTATCCCAAGCGCCGATTCGACAGATATCCTGTCCGGGAAATCGATCGATGCCGACACCAACACGATCACAAACCTTGAAACCGACAATTTCAAAACGGGTGTGATCGATACGGATGTAACCCTGGCAGCGAATAGCGACGTTAGACTAGCTACCCAAAAGGCAGCTAAAGCCTACACTGATTCTCTCGCTGCGTATTTGAGTAGTGTTCTTACGGCTTCAAGTGAACCCACAGGGTTTGTAAACTTGGTTGATAGCACGCTCACGCTTACAGGTTCTACAGACAGGAAACTGGAAGTTACTACAGCTACGTCCTATGTCTATTGGATCAAGGGCGTAAAACACACGATTTCAACGGCAAAAGAATGCCAGGTAACCGACACCGAAGGGGTTTGGTTCTTCTATTTCAACGCGGCAGAAGCGCTTTTAGCTACGCAGACATTCACCGCAGCGCTTGTCCAAGACTATGCGATCGTTGCTTTCGGATACTGGGATAAGACTAATTCACTTTGGATTATTGACGCCGATGAAAGACACGGTACGATCATGGATGGAAAAACCCATGCGTATCTGCATTTAACTAGGGGTGCTTCCGCGCAATCCCTAACGACATTCACGGGGTTTACGATAACCGGGGCGACACCAACGGACTATACATCTGTCCAGTTTTACAATTTGGGGGGTTCTATCTGGGATGAAGATTTGTTTCATTCAGTGAATGCCGAAACCAGCGCAAAAGGATACGCGCTTTTCTATCGTCAGCTTGTGGATGGAAGTGTGGTTTATCGGCGATCGAATGCGGACACTACAAACTTCATCAATTTCATAAACAATGGAAGGGCCGGGTATACCGCTTCTTCAAACCGAATCCCCTACAATAAGCTAGTACCTACGACGGGATCTGACCATTTTGTCGAAGCTACGAGTAATGGAAACGTGGTTCTTACCCATCTTTTCCAGACTAACGACAGAACAAACCCGATCATCGGGATCATTGGAACCGCGCAGTATGCAAGTGTGGCATTGGCAACGGCGGGCGGCGCTGCGGAAGTAACCGCGATCGTTGCGGTGGGGAACCTTCCGATTAAAGAATTTGTTTACCTTGGATCTGTCCTATTTCAGACATCTTCTGCCTATTCGAACTCTGGAAGGGCTAAAGTAGTCCAGACATCGGCGGGCGGAAACTACCTTGTCAGCACACAGTTTACGACGGGAAGCCTTTCGATATCTGCCCCAAACGTGCATAACGTGCTTTCGGGAAGATCGGACGCGGGCGCTCACCCAGGTAGTGCGATAACTAACACCCCAAGCGGGAACTTGGCAGCAACGGACGTACAAGGGGCATTGGATGAACTACAAACCGATGTGGATGGAAGAATTCCGGGACTTGGTACGGTGGTTGATAACCGGCTTGTCAAAACCTATGGGACGGTTGGGAACACACTCGAACAAACCGGGATAACGGTTGATGATTCAAACAATCTAACCGGGGTTCAAACCGTCGGAAAAGCGGCTACGTCACAACTCAAGATTCCTTCTGGGACTACTGCAGAAAGAACCAGTGGAGAAGTAGGGGATATCCGTTTCAACTCATCTATCGGGGCATTTGAAGGATACGGAGCGGCATGGGCTTCTTTGGGTGGCGGCGGGCTGGTTGTAACACCTTCTTCAATAACAACTGGAGCAGCAACTACGCCTCTTGCGGTTGGAAAACACTACATCTTCGATATGTATGGAGCTAACGCAGATAAAACGACAGCATTATCCGCTGGCGTAACAGAATCGAACATAAAAGTTTCTGTAATTCGGCCAAGTTCTCTTTATAAATTAACGATTACTTGTAATGGTTCTGAAGCAATTACCTATGGCGGAACAACAGCAACTACTTTAGATATTCCCGCTGGCTGTGAATCATGGGTTGAGTTTTGTTGGAATGGAACAGGTTGGTCCGCAGAAGACGCAACCACCCCGGTTAGTGGCACTTGGTCTGGGGATATGGCGATAACGGGGACGCTTACTCCAAGCGGGGGTATTGTCGGGAAGACATCGGGTGTAGCGTCTGCGACTGGACACGTTGGAGAAATGCTACCTGTTGCTAGGGCGGGTACAGGCGGAAGTCTTTATTCAGCACAGTCTTACACTGCTCATACATCGTCTTTTGCTGAAGTAGCGTCTATTGAATTAGATAAAGGTAATTATTGGGTTGGTGGAGCTACTAGAGCTATATCTAATGCTAATGCCAACATAAAAGCGCAGATACATATAGGCGGATCACAAGTTACCGATGAATTTAATACGTCCATTATTGCAGGATTGTTTGGTTGTGTGTCGTTGTTTTATGCGGTGAGGATAACTGCGGACAATACAAAAGTAGCGATTTATTCAAAAGTGGATGCAGGTTCAATTAGCAGTTCATCTAGCGAAATGTCCGCAATAAGAATAGTCTAAAGGAGTAAAACAATGGCACATACATTAGGTGTAAAACCGGGCAATCTCATAATTCCATACAACGCATTAAGCGTAACAAGAGCAGGGACTATTCTCGCAACAAGCGAGGATGTTTCCGCATGGCCGCAAGTTACAAGTGACGGCACAACTGTTTATGTAAAAGACGGATACGCGCTAGCAAACGGCGCAAGCTTAAGCCAAACGGCGTATGCAGAGTTATTTGCAAAGATCGGATCGGCTTGGAATACGGCGGCAAATCCACTAACCGGTTCCGCGCAAGCGGCGCCGACAAGTGGATATTTTAGACTGCCTAATTTAATGGGAACATTTTTAAGAGGTGTTGGTTCTCCGAGCGGATTAGATGTGGTTAGTCTCGCGGGCCTACAAGCGCAAAAGACCGCTAAAAATGGATTGAGTAACGCTACTTCTAGTGTTTCTGGTACTGTAGGCGGATCAGATGGAACTCACACCCACACAATGGCGTATAATGGTTCTGGAACAGGGTCTTCTTTGGGGGCGTCTTCACAATATTGGGATGATGATTCTCTTGATAGAGGCGCGGGATCAAATCCCAACGTGCAATCAACCAATTCAGGCCATGGTCATGGTCATTCATTAACATCGGCAGCACAAGCTATTTCAGGGGACAACGAAACCCGCCCCCAAAATGTGGGTGTTTATTACATCGTTAAATTGTTCGATAACTTCGCGCAAGCAGATATATATATAGAACCCGCCAGTGCTACCTTAACAGGGGTTATCACACCAAATGACCAAACATTAGCAGGGGTTAAGACATTCACCTCTCCTATCACATCAAGTGGGTTAGTGAATGCCTCAATCGGATCTGAGTTAATAACCGTAACAGCAGACAGGGATATGTCAGGCGCAAACAACTGGAGTGGTACCGACTGGACTGTGGGAAGTGGCGTTTATACCCATACGGCAGGAGCTAACGCAGCAACATTGGCAGGGTATGCCGCGACTATTGGAAATACTTACAAAGTTGTTCTTACTATAGTAACAACCACGCCAGGAGCATTAGCAGTAGCATACGGTGGTGTAAGTACAGGGAATATAGACGGTACCGTTGGTACCCTATCTGCATTTACCTTCGTATTAATAGCTACTT